TCGCTATGATATTCCTGTTAATTTCACTGTTGCTGCTGAAACAGAAGAAAATGCAGTAACACAAGTTCTAGCTTTCCTTAAGATGGCTAAGCTGGACTTTGGACTAACATTTGACGTAAGGGATTATGAGCTTGTGGAATTTATTGCTGAGGAAGGTAGTAACGTTTGACGTAGAAACCTCTACAGTCAATAAGGGAAATCCCTATACAGTAGCCGGTAAGCTGGTTACTATACAAACAAAGGTAAATGATGAAAAAACTAACGTCTTTCGTGAAGGAACTTGGGAAGGATCTCTGGGAGAACTGGCTGATGCTAGTATTGTTGTCGGCTCTAATCTCAAATTTGATCTTGGTTGGATTAAGCGTGAGTGTGGCTGCGAGGTAAAATCTGTTTGGGACATCCAGTTAGCTGAGTACATAATCAGTCGACAGGAGTGGAAGTACCCTGACCTAGCCAGTATGTGCCTCAAGTACGGTATTGGCATCAAGCCTGATAACATTAAGCTTGACTATTGGGATAAGGGTATTGACACAGCAGACATTCCTCATGATGTATTAGATGCATATGGCATATCTGATGTTGAAAACACCTACAAAATTTTCCTGAAGCAAGTGGAGTATTTCCAAAACGAGGGAAAATCGCTGTTCAAGCTATTCCGTTTGCATTGTAATGACCTCCTCGTACTACTTGACATGGAATATAATGGCATTATGTACGATGTTGAGGCCTCTTTAGCAGAAGTCAAGCGTATTGAAGAAGAAAAGAAGGTCATTGAGGAGAAGATTTATGCCTACACTCGGGGAGTTCCTATCAATCTTAACAGTGGCGACCACAAGTCAGTGCTACTTTACGGCGGCACTATTACGCTTGAGCGTCGAGTACCAGTTGGCTTCTATAAAACAGGGGCTAAGATGGGACAACCGAGGTACTCTGTTCTATTAGATGAGTTCCATTTCGATAGACTGATTGAGCCCCTCAAGAACTCGGAGCTAGCTAAGGACGGATACTTCTCTACTGATGAGCCCACATTGACGGCTCTTCCAGCGAGAGGGTCGGTCAAGAAGCTCATCACCCTGTTCCTTGAACGCAGCAAGATGGAAAAACTTATCGGTACATACTTGACAGGGTATCCTAATGTGATTGAGAAAAACGGGTGGAACCCGGGTGTAATACACACATCTTTGAACCAATGTCAAGCTATTACTGGTAGATTGTCAAGTACTAAACCTAACCTACAGAACACGCCTAAGGAGGCGAAGAAGTTCTGCATATCGAGGTACTAAATGATTGTAAACGTTGATGCCAAGGCCCTTGAGTGGTGCACTGAGCTATTCCTAAGCCAAGACAAGGTTGGCATTGACGAATGGCAAGGAGTAGTAGATGACCCAACAAAGAATGACATCCACAGAGCCAACCAAGCGGCCTTCAACCTTCCGTCTCGCCTCATTGCTAAGGTATTCTTGTTCCGCTGGATCTATCGAGGGACAGCCTACGCCTACTCAATGGACAACGATTTTAAGGGAGTTAGTAGGAAGGTTGACTTCTGGCAGGAGGTAATTGACAGGTACTACGACAAGTATAAGGGGATCTATGATCTCCACATGAACTTAATTAAGGAGGCAAAGTTTAATGGTGTAATCACAAGTCCTTTCGGCAGGTCATACAACTACGCACCCAAGATGAATAAGCGGGGCGAGATGGTATGGTCTGAACCAGACATTACAAACTACATTAACCAAGGGTTAGGCGCAGATGTAATGGCAGTAGCTAGGGTAGTCATCAGACAACGCATGAAGCGTGAAGGTCTGAAGTCTAAACTAATCCTCACTGTACACGACTCTGTTGTTGCAGACTGTCCTGATGTAGAAGTGAAAGCTGTTGCGTCCCTTTTTGATTCTACGTTTAGGGAGTTACCAAAGCTTATTACTCAGGCAACTGGTGTGGAATGGAATGTGCCCATGATGGGTGAAGTATCAGTAGGTCCCAATATGTTAGAGTTAACTGAAGTACAAATCTAAAGGAAAAAATATGTCCACAATGGTCATTCGTATTATTGATGTTGAAGAGTCTGAAGCAACCAGCAAGGCAGGCAAGCCTTACAAAGTCCTTGACATTTCGTTCAAGAACCAGACGTTTGAAGACAAGATTGAAGCCAAGAAGCACAACCAGTATGGTGATAAGACTGTATATGCTACCCTCAAGGCAGCTAAGAAGGGTGATGTCTTTACCATCCTGCGTCAGAAGGATGATGCAGGGTACTGGCAGTGGATTGGAATTGAACAAGGGGAGAACACACCTATGGCAGCACCAGCAAAGGCAGCAGGCGGAGCAGCGGTAGCCGCAACCGCAGCACCCAAGAGTAACTTCGAGACTCCTGAAGAGCGAGCTAAGAAGCAGGTATATATCATCAAGCAGTCCTGTCTTGGCTATGCTATTGACAGCCTCAAGACTGACAAGAAGAATCCTACTCCTGAGGAGGTCACGCATCTCGCACAATTCTATGTAGACTACGTTCTTGGTGTCAACACTGACGCTGATAAGAAGCTACCAGAGATCAACGACGACGACGTACCTTACTAAGATTAATGGGTGTGGTAAGCCAAAGGGTATAGGCATCCTGACAAGGGAATCTGATAGGCGGTTCGAGTCCGTCACCACACCCACCTAAAGGAGCAGCAATGCGAGCATTAATTGATGGTGATATTGTAGCGTACCGCTGTGCCGCTTCTGTAAAGGAGGATGAGCCTGTTGAGTTGGTAATCAATCGAATTGATAACCTGATGCAGCAGATCCTTGATGACACAGAGGCAACAGAGTTTGAGTTCTACATTAAAGGTGAGCAGAATTTCCGATACAAACTTAACCCTGATTACAAGGCTAATCGCACACAACCAAAGCCTTTCCATTTGGAATCCGCGTACCAATACGTCACAGAATGTTGGAACGCAATTCCATCTGGCATTTACGAGAGCGATGATCTATTAGGTATCCAACAACGCTCTGACAGCATCATCTGTTCTATCGATAAAGATCTCCTGATGATCCCCGGAATGCACTGGAACTTTGTCAAGCTTGAGAAGCAACGTGTGTCCTACATGGATGGTATCAGGAAGTTCTGGATGCAGATGATGATCGGTGACACCAGTGATAACATCCACGGCATCGCAGGTATCGGACCCAAGAAAGCAGAGAAGCTTATTGGCTGGCTTGATGATGAGCAGGAGATGTGTGACATAGTGTATGAAAAATACAACGATCCCCAACGGTTCGTGATGAATGCGAACTGCCTGTGGATTCTACAACGAGAGGAAGGTATATGGGCAAACCAACACAACTTGACTTTAACAAAGGAATGTCAACAAGAGGTGGAAGCCGCATTAGAATATATGAAGTCTTTGAATCTGATTACATCAACGGGGCGTGGTACGATGAAGAACGAGACGTTTGGTACCCTTGTCAATGGGGATGGGATGGACTCTATGCTAGCAAAGCAAGCAGCTTGGACCTCATCAATGGAACCCCCAAGCGATACCCAGATCTCCACGTCGCATGACAGCTAAGAGACGCTCACGATTGGAGGAAAGGTTCGAGGTACTGCTGAAGGAGTTCGACGTTCCTTACGAGTACGAAGTAACCAAGATCCCATACACTGTACCGGAATCCAAGCACACCTACACGGTGGACTGGACGCTAGTGAATGGCCTCCTGATCGAAACCAAAGGCTATCTTAGTGACTACGCTGAAAGGCGCAAGTATGTGCTGCTCAAAGAACAACACCCAGATCTGGATCTGCGGTTCGTCTTTGACAACCCTAACAAGTTATGTGGAGGTACTAAGATGTCGCACGCTAAGTGGGCAGAGAAGTATGGCTTCAAGTTCTGTAGCATGAAGGACACAACACAAATTCAGAGTTGGATTAAGGAAAATGATGCGAGTATTAGTAGCATGTGAATATAGTGGGGTAGTTCGTGAAGCTTTTCGTAAACGAGGCCACTCTGCTTGGTCGTGTGATCTATTAGAATCTGAAGATGATTCTGAATATCATATTCAAGGTAACGTTCTTGACATTCTAAACGATGATTGGGATTTAATGATTGCCCATCCACCCTGTACACATTTAGCAGTTAGTGGTGCACGATGGTTTAAAGATAAACAAGAAGAACAAAAGAATGCTTTGTATTTTGTTAATGAACTTCTTAATGCTTCTATTGATAAGATCTGTTTAGAAAATCCCGTATCAATTATTTCATCAAGGATTAGAAAGCCAGATCAGATTATCCAGCCTTGGCAATTTGGACATGGAGAAACTAAAGCTACCTGCTTATGGCTAAAAAACTTACCCAAACTAACACCAACAAATATTGTAGAAGGAAGAGAGGCCCGTGTGCATAAGATGCCACCATCACCTAATCGTTGGAAAGAACGCAGTCGTACCTATAAAGGCATTGCAGATGCGTTTGCGGAGCAGTGGGGATGACTTGTCACTTGATCATTCCTGACACACAGGTTAAGTACGGCGAGAGCTACGACTACCTAACACACATCGGTAAGTATATCGTAGAGAAGAAACCAGATGTAGTCATCCACTTAGGTGACTTCGCAGATATGGAGAGCCTAAGTAGTTATGATGTTGGTAAGAAAAGCTTTGAAGGTAAGCGATATGTTAAGGACATTGGAGCAGCGCACCATGCTATGGATCATCTGCTTGCTCCTATACATGAAGCAAACCAACGTGCTAAGAAGAATAAAGAGAAGCAGTACAAACCTAGATACATTCTGACATTAGGTAATCATGAACACAGAATCAACAGAGCAATCGAGAATGACCCTAAGCTCGAAGGACTTATCAAGACAGGAGACCTTCCGTATAAAGATTGGGAGGTTCACCCTTTCCTCAATCCAGTGGTTGTGGATGGTGTTGCATATTGTCATTACTTTCCAACTGGCGTCATGGGGAGACCCACTACTACTGCTAGTGCTATGGTTGGGAAACTCCACATGTCTTGTATTGCTGGACACCAGCAAGGACGGCAGGTGGCTTACGGAAAAAGGCCCGATGGCTCTAACATTACTTGCATCATTGCCGGTAGTTGTTATGAGCATGATGAAGGTTATCTAGACCACCAAACAAACAAACACTGGCGAGGCATCATCATGCTACACGAGGTACAGGATGGTAGCTTTGACGAGATGTTCGTATCACTTAAATATCTAAGGACTAAATATGGAACAGGCACCTAAGCATTACGGAGACACTATGTTAATGGATCTCCTGATTGAAAAAGACGTACCCTTTGCAGAGGGTAACATCATGAAGTATGTATATCGTTGGCGTGAGAAGGATGGCGTACACGATCTACACAAGGCTCAGATTTATCTTAACGCTCTAATTGCTCACGAGGAACTTAACTGTGCAGGCTAATGACTATCAAGAAAAGGCAATGGCAACGGCGATCTACCCGGAAGCTGGTAGTGGGTCTGATATGGAGATTTTCTATCTGGCTCTGGGAATTACTAGTGAGGCTGGTGAGGTCGCAGGGAAGGTAAAGAAGTATATCCGTGACGGCAAGCTTGACCCCGGTGCGATTGCTTATGAGCTAGGCGACGTAGCGTGGTACCTAGCACGACTGGCTGATGCCATGGGCTACACGTTTGAAGACATTCTACAAATCAACTACAGTAAACTTACAAAGAGGAAAGAAGATGGAGTCCTTAAAGGCGATGGAGATTACCGCACTGCGCCCCAAGACAGTCAACCACGAGAACAGTCTGTTGTGGGCCAGCTTGAAGCAATCCATGGAGACCAACGCGGAGCTACGTGCGGCGCTAGTGGATGCTGCTGAAGTAATCACCAAACAAACAGCTCTGATTGAGGAGCTACAGCACAGGTACTATGTATGAAAGTAGAACTCTTAAGGATCACAGATGATTCTCTCAATTTTATTGGCGATTGTGCTGGCATTTGCTATAACTCTAAGCGGGATGTTCGTTCTAATACCAAGCGTGCTATTAGCTGCAGGGATAAGGGGCATCTTGCTACCCTTCGGTTTGCACATGCTACTTTCCACGTGTCTGGCATTAGCCGGATTTGCTCTCATCAGTTCGTAAGATCTAAACACCTAGACTTTTTGCAAAGGAGTCAGCGTTATTGTGAAGAAGACATTCCACAACATGTATATCCCGGTACAAAAATGGATACAAGAATTAGTTCTGCATACCAAAGTGCATACGCAGTATACCAAGAACTCATTGCAGCAGGGGTTAAGAAAGAAGATGCACGCTTTGTCCTACCAGAAGGTACGTGTACTGAACTGGTGGTCACGGGGAACTTTCAAGCGTGGCTCGACTTTATCAAACTTCGGGCAGACGTACATGCTCAATGGGAAATCCGCGCTGTTGCCAAAGCAATCAACAATGAACTCGCCAAACATGCAGACGGGTTGTTTAACTGGATGCCGTGATGCTAACCATTGAGAACCTAAAGGAGAAACTAATGTGGGAGGATACAGATGAAATACTTGACCTTCTGGATCTATCAGTGGCCGAGATGGTTGATTATCTCACCGATGAAGTCGAAGCACATCAAGACAAACTACGAGAATACTACGATGAAGATCCCGAGGACATGGGTGGGGAAGAAGAACCCGACTAATCCTGACAACAAACTGAAGCATGAAAACAGGGCGGTTAAAAAGTGCATCCTTGCACACATAAAAGAACAAGACCGCCTCCAACAAATAAAGGAATACAATGCAAGTACAACGATTCAAGAACAGTTTTGCCGAGACGATCTTCAGGACTAAGTATGCGCAGGGTCCAGAAGATACTTGGGATGCTCTTGCTGAGCGTGTGGTGGATGATGTATGTGGCACTCGTCGCGGTACTGATCGTGATCTGATGTCAAAGGAAGACCAAGCACAGCTTGCCGAGTACATCAAGGAGATGAAGTTCATCCCGGGTGGCCGGTACCTGTGGTATGGTGGTCGTGATAACAGTTACTTTAACAATTGCTTTCTGCTACGAGCAGAGGAAGATACGAGGGAAGAATGGGCAGCACTAACACAGCGGGCAGTGAGTTGCCTAATGACTGGGGGTGGCATTGGGATCGACTATTCTATTCTCCGTCCTGCCGGGAAGCCGCTACGTCGTACTGGTGGATTGTCCAGCGGTCCCATTCCACTGATGCAGATGATAAACGAAGTTGGGCGCGGGGTGATGCAAGGTGGCTCACGAAGGTCCGCAATCTACGCAAGTCTCAACTGGCTGCACGAGGATATTCCCCTTTTCTTGACCGCGAAGAACTGGCCTGATCACATCAAGGAACTGAAGGCAAAGGACTTTAACTTCCCTGCTAACCTTGACATGACTAACATCTCTGTCAACTACGATGACAAGTGGCTGTACCATCATGAACGGCACAAGCTACACACCTTCCAAGAGAATGTGCGTCAGGCTATGATGACAGGGGAGCCTGGCTTTAGCTTTAACTTTGGAGCGAAACAAAATGAAACCCTTCGCAACGCTTGTACAGAAGTTACGTCTGAAGATGACTCTGACGTATGTAATCTTGGGTCTATCAATATCAGCAATATTACTTCTCTGGAGGAGTTCAAGCACATCATTGAACTCGGTTCTAAATTCCTCGTCTGCGGAACTCTGCGAGCTGATCTCCCCTACGATAAGGTTTACAAAGTTCGGGAAAAGAACCGCCGTCTTGGTCTTGGACTCATGGGTATTCACGCATGGCTCCTCCAACGGAAGTCACGATATGAAGTCACCCCTGAACTCCACAAATGGCTAGAGGTATACCGAGATGAATCCATTAGAGCTGCTGATGAACACTGTGAACGATTGTTTATATCAAAGCCAGTTGCCTATAGAGCTATTGCTCCAACAGGATCAATTGGTATTCTCGCTGGGACTACTACTGGAATTGAACCGCTTTTTGCAGTTGCCTATAAACGCCGTTACCTTACAGATGGTACTAAGTGGAAGTATGAGTACGTCGTTGATGCTACAGCAGATCAACTCATCCGAGACTATGGACTTGACCCAGACAAAATTGACACAGCCTATGGACTAAGCAATGACTACGAACGACGAATCAAATTCCAAGCTGACATTCAAGATTACGTTGACATGTCAATCTCATCCACAATCAACCTTCCCCCATGGGGCAGCAAAGGAAATAATGATGAGTGTGTCCAACAGTTTGCGGAAACACTTTCACGCTATGCGCCACGTCTACGGGGCTTCACCTGTTATCCAGATGGAAGTCGAGGAGGTCAGCCACTAACAGAGGTGCCATACGCTGAAGCTATCAAGCATAAGGGTATTACCTACGAGGAGAACATTGACCGCGCTTGTGTGTCAGGAGTGTGTGGTATATGATTCAAGTATACTTTGAATTCATCTCAGGCATGTGTGTTGGTCTTGAGTTCTACACAGGAGAGGACCTAGAGATTGGTGATAAGTTCGCCATGCAAATTGATCTACTAATCTGTCGATTCACCTTCGTGTTTCGATAGACAAAAAGAAACCCCCTTGGATGATGAGTCCTTGGGGGTTTTTTTTATGGTTGTTGTGATTTCCAAGTAGCGTATCCTCTGGGTACTACATACCCAGCATTCGGATTAGCTGCTTGTATCTTATCAAAATAATCATAGTAACTGTTAGAGAAATCCATTGTATCAGGATTAGGATTTACCCAAGGAGTCCCTGTCTTTTGTGTCATGTAATCACCGTAACCAGTAGGGGCCTGTACATAAGGATTTTGTTTAATGATTTTATCGTAATAGTCATAAGAAGCTTGACCAGTTAGAGAATTAAAGGGCTTTGGATCATAGTTCATTGTTGGCATTATTGGTTGGGTTTTCCCTTGCAAAGGATTAGATACAACAGAAGACAAACCAGAACTACCAACACCACTAGGCGCTTGTGGAGGAGCGTATTGTTGCGGAGGTGCAGCAGGAGGTGGCGATGAATTACCCAACCCCTGTGATGGGATCTGTGGAGGTTGGTACTGCGGTTGTGTATAGTTACTCCATAGGTTGTTTTGATTCTGGTGCAGTTGACCTAGCCTATTTTGTTCAAGGTCATAGCTCTCACCTCCACCAAAATAACCTTGGTTTTGTCCATTATACATACTCATTGTTTATTCTCCTGTTTATTTTTATGGATGTTGTTGCTTCTTCTCGCCGTACAGCTTTTTGTAAAAAGCACCCATGTTATCACGAATCATTGCAGATTCCTGCTCAGGTGTTTGATACCCAGCATCATCCATATAAGCACGGACAATTGCAGGAAGCTCACTTGCTTTGAACTGTTTATTAATGGCGGCTTCGGCAGCATTGTGATCACCCTTGAAAAAGTTCTTTACTAGGCGTGTCATTTTGTTTTTAACCTTATCACCATGACCATCTTGTGCAGCAATGGCAATCTCCTGTATGAGTTGTCTCTGTGCATCGTCTAGCTGCTTCTTCTCTTGTAGCTTGGTAGATACAAGAGCTTCACCTAGAGAACGAGAACCTATCCAAGGAGCAATAGCTTCTGGCATATCTCGTAGCACACCCGGCTGTCCCTTGGGACCCATACGTGTGAAGAGATTTCCTGTGTTACGTAGGTTCTCTACAGCACCAGCCACAGGGCCTTTAGGCAGAGTGTCCTTAAGTGCCTTGTCCATCACCGGAGTATCAGTCTCAGTGAATGGGGCCTTGATAAGAGTAGTAGCACCACTAACAGCCTTGGTACCCCACGCTAGGTGTGGGAACAGAGCTAGCATACCATTACTCTCAACATCCTTGATCTTATTAAGCAAGGAGGTATAGCGCATTGAGGCATCTAGATCAATACCAGACATATCTGATAGGATACCGTGAGAGAACCATGCCGGGGTGTTATCAGAGATCATGGAAGAAGCACTCTTCCACTGATCAGGGCCAATAACACCCATCCCAATAGCAGCTTGCCTGATTAGCTCATACTCAGCAAGGATTGGTAATGATACCGCACCCCCAAGAATCATCATAACACCAGCAGACAGGATTAGCGGAGCCGCAGTAGCGAAGCCTGGCTTCACCATAAACTCTTTAACATCCACAATCATGTTACCAAGCTGTCCATGAGCAAAGGTCATTAGAGGTGAACCTTGCTCACCAAACATACCCATCTCACGATAGATAGCTGGCATGTTCTTAGCGCCATAGGCATACATATTGTCTGTGGTATCTTGTGCAGCCTTCCTATACAGAGTCTCCCCTGTTAAACCCGAACGTTTGTGTAGATTGTAAAAGAAAGTAAAACTTGCGAATCGTGAGAACTTATCACCCATAGCAGAGAACGTTTGACCAGTTCCTAGGGAGATTGTTCTGTTCAACACAGAGTTTGGATCGGCTCCAACCTGCAGACTGTTATATTCATTGATCATCTGTGGGTGGAGAGTGTTATGACTTTGGCTGACAGCATCCATTGCTTTCTTAAAGTCAGCATCGGACAGCATCCTTTGCCCAGCGATTTGTACTAAGGACTCACCAAAAGCCATAAGCACTTGGCGTGGGCTCTCTCCATTCTTGAAGGCACTACGTACAGACATCAATGCCTGTAGTGGTTGTGCTACCCAGATAGCAGGTTTCATTGTGATGTTGAATGTGTGGAACACAGTGCCGAATAACCCCATGAAGCGGTCAATGGCGTGCTTATCTCTGTTCTTATACCCAAACATTCCATCAATACCTGTTGAGATAGTCTCACGCATTGCCTCAGACAAGTCATGAGCAGCCTCACGGACAGTTACTTGTGCCGCTTTGCCACCTGAACCACCTTCGCTAGACCTAACATACGGCCTGTCAATCTTGGTACGTGTATAGAAGTCAATCAGGGATTTTGTTGTGTCATCCATCTTACCATCATTATCAATGTGGAAATCAATCAAGCTCTTTTGGATCTCTCTTGAATAGATGTTATCAACGTAGTTGTTAATTGCCCTTGGAATGGCCTCACGAAGCAGCCTACCGCGTTCCTTTGTACTCACCCCTGCCTGATCCCCAATAAAACCGGAGAGGATGCTGGAGCGCATTGTGTGGCCTCCTATGCTGCTGTTTTCTGTCTCCAAATCCATAAGCTTCTTAGCAAGATGCTCGGATAGGTTCTTAGGATCAACAGTATTCAGAGACTCAATGAAGTCAATGAGGTTCTTAGTATTGTCTTTGTCAGTCCTTGAGTGTGTTTCCACATGAGCCCTTGGATCTGCATCACGGAACTTTTGAGCCCAATGATTTGCTTCAGCAGCGGTTAGGTAGTTTTGTTGGCGTAATGGAATACCATTTACCGATACTGTTAAGCCATAGTTACCAACACGGTTTGTTAGCATGTAGCCAACACGCTGCTTAAGGTCAGAGGGGAGGTCTGTTCTACCATACATACGCCAAGCCTCCTCAGCTAGGCGCTGATAGGAGTGGGCCAAGGCCCGGGCTAGTCGTGTTTGTTCTGGTGTCCAGCCTGCTTCATTAGCCTTAATGGTTTCCTCTGCGTCTATACCCTTGCGGTAGCCATCCATCAGCTTATCCCACATCTCAGCTATATGCTCATCCTTCTGGACTTTATATAGGCTTGGGTTGACGGCGGTTTCTGCTTGTGGTCCACTTTTCTTAAAGAAGAATCCTTTACCAGTAGCGTTTGGTGTGCCCTTACCGAAGAGAACCTCAATGCTAAGAGCTTCACTACGCCAATGAATCTTGTCAAGCGTATCATTCCACTTGGTAAACATAGCATTGTGCCGCATTAACTGTGGTAACTGTGCAGTGAACAGATGTGAGAAGACACTAAGACTACCATTACGGATAGCTCTTAAGATCCCCTCTGGTGATGTACGAACACTCAAGATACGCTGTGGATCAACACTGTCGATCAAGTGCTTTGGTGCTGTTACATCAGACGCAACAATAAGGAAGTTACCATACTCAAGAACATCATCTAGAGCAGAGCGTTCATGTGTGTTGGTAGTAAACATATCACCAAGAGCAGCCTTCATCCGGCTCCAGTAGGAGGTGCCATTAGATTTGATCTGGCTTAGTGCATGTTGGAATAGACTATCAGTTAGACCATATGCTAGGAACTCACGTGGATTAGCCATCATAGCCTTAGCATTCTGATCACCAACAACCCTACCAAGTAGAGCCATGTTCTTTGGAGAACTTAGCAACCTGTGCAGGTCATTCAGTTTCCGCGCACCAACACTAGCCTTAACATCCAACTTGTGACCCATACCAGCAGAGACCATAGCCAATGCTCTGTTAGCCATTGCATGAACAGTCTCATGTAGGATAGAAGAGGGCGTCATATCCTGCTCTGTCCTGAAGATGATCTCACCCGTATGGTTGTTGTACTGAGCATGGAACTCGGCATTAGGATCAACCTTGTGCACGAGGTTCCTAGCTAGTGGGTTGTTGATAATAGCCTTAGATAGTTCTGAGTAGAACCTACCATAGATCTTAGTACCAGCAGGATGCTTGTAGTTAGCCATGTACTGTAAGGCATTAAGAAGACCCCCTGAGCCCATAGCAGTACGCACACCAGCATTGAATGCGTTGTCGGGGATGTACTCCTTAGCCAGATTCAGCGTAAGGTCAATGCCTTTGGCGTTAGCTAGAGCAGCACGTTGATGTAACTCAGAGATCATCATGTTACGCTCTGATTCCATCAAAGAAATCAACCCATCAAGAGACTGTCTCTGTGCAGGAGATCCCACATCACGGGATTTGAAGTCGTCAATCTTTGCCTGCTTGTGGGCAATAGCATCTTCAAGTGTCTTAACATCCCACCCAGACATATCAGTGTTAGAGATCACCTGATGAACTTCGCCCCTATTACTACCAGCAACGAAGTCACCCTTTGGATTGCTAGTACCCTTGCTAAGAGACTCCATCTTATTGGTAAGCTCAGTGATAATTCCTGTATAGTCTTGTCCGTTATTGGAGTTCTGTTTGTGTGTGAAGTATTCTAGCTGTTTCTCTAGATTAAGATAATATGCCTTCTGCTTGGTAGTCATACCTTGCGTGGCAGCTTGTGTCTCAGGAGATAGAGTATCAACTCGTCCTTCTTCAACAAAAGGATTAGCTGGTTTGGGTTGAGCAGGAGGGGCTGCTGGGTTTGTTGGTTCTACATCCTCACCATGCGCCTTGGCAACTAAATCCATTTGCTGTGCGTCTAGATCTTCAATACGAGTAGCGAGTTGTTCCTTGCGGATCTTCTCTTCTGGTGTAAGGGCAGCACCCTTCTTAGACAATGCCTGATACTCTACAGCAAGCTGAGCAGCCTCCTGTTCAAGAGCCTTTACACTAGCCTGTGCAGCTTCACGCTCAGCATCAACAGGCTTACCAGTTTCTCCTACCTTAATTTCCTCCTGAGCAAGAACCTTTTCAAGTTCAATGCGGTTGTTGGATATATTACGTAGATCTAATTGTAGCTGTTGGGCAAACTCACTGTTAGGATCTGTCTGCCTACTAAGCTGGTCACGAATGGACTGTTCTTCTGACCTAAGTACATCTACCTGACGAGAGATGTCCTCATTAAGTTTCCAGTTAAAGTCTTCCTTATCACTCTCATAAGTAGCGTAAGGGTTCTTTTCCTTAGGAGCTTGTGCTTCGTTCTTACTCAACCAACGCTCACCCGGCTTAGAGCCAGTAGCAGCACCGAAGGCACCACCAACAACAGCAGAGGTAATAAGGTTGTCAACATCCCATGGATCTTTTTGTAACCGCTTGTCTTGTCCATCAGTAATTGCATTATGTGAGTAGGAACTAAGTACATCAGCACCAACGTTTTGTGCAGCACCCTTAACGGCACGACCAAGTAACTTACCCTGCCCGGGCAGCATGTTGCCTGCAGTTTCCCAGAAAGCAGCATTAGCAGCAATCTGATTTAGTGTATTAGGATCACTAGTATATTTCTTAGCAGAAGTCTCTGCATCAAATGCCGCACCGGGGGCTGTTAGCGTAGAGCCAGCGAGTCCTGTTAGTGCAGCAGTACCTAGACCACCAAGACCAAGCTCAGCACCAGCTAACGTCGCTACAGGGGCAGCAGCAGCCATTGCTGGTAGCGCTACACCTGCTTGTCCTGTGATAGCACCAAGACTCTCAGGAGAGTACCAATGATCAGGCTTCCTTAGCTCATTCATTTGTGACTCAACAGCAGCATGAGTCTGCTCATCAGAGCCACCGGGGAAGCCTAGATACTTACTTAGACCACCCGAGATATTGGTTGCGGCTTTGACGAAGTTACGTTCTGCCGCTGGCGCGAAGCCACCAATCTTGTTCTGATTAGCCAAGAAAATCAACCCATCGTCTGATAAAGCATCATACTTTTTACTAGACAGTGCAATTAGATCTTCGTCTGATAGGCTGTTATAATCCATTTATTTTCCTTGTTGTATTTGTTTAATCATAGCTGCTCGTTGCTCTGGTGTTAGCTTCGGGGTAGCTGATCCGGGTGGAGCAGCATTTGGCGAGGCTTGTGGTGCCCCCGGAGCAGCAGGAGTGGGTAAGCCCGGTGCCCCCGGATAGCCTGCAGCACCTTGTTGAATTGGTGATGGGCCACGTTCAATGCCGGTGTTACCCGGAATTACCAGAGGTTGACGGAAGTTAGCACCACTTGCTACCTGTTGTATGTAGGTGTGTTGCTGCATCCATGAAGTAGACTCCATGTACTGAGCTAGCTCCTTCTCAGTTAGCTTCTCACCATTCTGTGCTTTAACTGCAGCACGAGCAATGACTAGTTGATGTTCACCCTTCTGCTCATTGTACTTCTTATCCTTGAGTTGACCCTTAGCGGCTTGCATTTGAGCCTCAGCACGCTTATTAGCAATATCTTCGGCACTATCGATCCTCTGCTCAGCTCCAGCCATCTTACCAACAAACTCTGGAGTAAGGGCATCAAGACCGGCCATCTGAGCATACTTACCTGTTTTAGGAATTAGATCAGAGTATGGTGTTGGTTTGTTCCCTAACCCACCGCCACGAGCCATATTAGATAATACGGGAGCGGGGCTTGCTGATGGTGTTGGTGCACCGCCCGGACCACTCCATGAGGTAGGCACTTGTCCAGTAGGCATTGTACCATTACCAGCAGGAATCCCGCTAGGTGGGCGGGCAGCATTCTGTGGACCCTCTGCCATAAGGCGTTGGTACTCAGCAGCCCGCGCTTCTGGAGTAGTTCCTTGGAGCTTTCCTGACCCTTCTGGAGCATAGGTACTATCACCAGACCTATAGAAATTACCCATAAGCGGACCCATGTTTCTTTCCTTTGCAACTGCTCCGGGAGGTAGTGTTGTGGCACCGCCACCACCAAAGTTAAAGGCGCGTTGTGCAGCAGATGGTTGTTGGGTACCTTGTGGAAACCCTTCTATATCAGGTTGCATATTAAAACCAATTTGTCCGCCATCCTGAGATAGTGAGCCTGCCCCATTAACGATAGCAGCATAGGCATTAGCACGTTCCTGCTCACGCAGAAAGTCAGTCGCTTGTTGTAGCTTAGATTTCTTAATATCCCCTTCGGACAGAGCTTGTGCCTTGTTACCAGCAGCATCCTGTGATTTCATCTGCCCTGTATAGCCCTGACGTTTCCAGTTAAAGTAATCAGGATCATTCATCTGACCCTGTGCTTCCATCATGTCACGACGCTTGATCTCAGCATCCATGTGGTCTTCCGTACGGGCTTTGAGTAACTGCTGGATCTTACGCTCGTTATCAGTTTCAAGATTATTACGCTCTTGTCCCATCATGCCAGCCTGAAGGATGGCGTTTAGAATACCAAACCCGGGTTGATTCATCTGTGTCATACAGGCACCTGCTTAGTATTTAGAATGTTATTGATAGCAGCATAGTATGGTGAGTCACCCATATTACCTAGCATGATTGCTTCCTTCACAGTGTCATCACTACGACCAGAGTAGAAGTTCTCAAGACCAGCCCACTTAGCATAGTTACTCAAATCTGACATGTATTGTTTTTGATACTTCATTTGGTTATCCGCCTTAGCTGCAAGGATGGAAGGAGCAATTGCATTGATGTTGTTCCTGTTACCGTGCATAGCGTTCTGTGCCATCAGTGCATACTCCAACTGCTCGTTCGTTGCTTTGTAACCAGCATCAGAGTTTGGATTGTTCATGAAGTTGTTGTAAGCGTTCTGCCTATTGTAGAATCCTTGTTGTGCACTGTATCGTGGTGAGTTAGGATCTACATTTGATGCACCACCGGGGTCTTGCCTATCAATTGATCTACCAAGATAGTCTAGAATTTCTTTTGAGTTATCTTTGTTTGCTTGAACCTGTTGCTTTGCACCAAGGATAGGAGCAACTGCACCAATAATCGGTTTAACTGCATCAACGATACTACCAAGTCCACCAGAACCGCCAATACCGCCTACAGCAGGAGGGGGATTAACGGCAGTCCCGCCCGGGCCAGTTGGTGGTGTAAGGGTTGAGGGTGGGTTAGTAGTCATAGTTGCACCACCGCCCCCAGCACCCCCACCCATTAACTTGAAGATATTATCTAGCCAGCCGGCAGAGGCATTGCCGTTATTGTTCTCCCAGCGATAGTCATTACCACCACCAACACCACCCATAGAACCACTACTCATTGGGTCCCATGTAGAACCATCGGGGTTAGTCCAACCAACTTCAGTACCGGGGTCAGGTTGCCAAGCGGCACCAGCATCATTCCAACCCTGTAGATCGTCAGCAGGAGTGTAGTCATTATAGTCTGTGTAAGTATCTACCCAGTTACCATCATTATCATATGCCATCTTTGTTCCTTTATGTTTTGATACAGGTTATTGTCGTAGCTGTACCAGTACCGCCACTGCCTGTCTTGTATAAGTCCTGTGTATAGTAAGCTATACTAGGCAGATTGAATGTTGTACTACCATCCCCTGCACCCCACGTTGTACCGACTGCGGCAAACAAAGCACTATATGTTGTCCTACTAACTGCCGCACCATTACAAAGCAACCAACCGCTGGGCGGGGTGGCAAAAGCAAAGTCAGAGACCATCCCGCTAGGGGTGCCAGCAACAGGGCCAAGTGAATCCAGCTTTGTCTTATCTGTAGCAGACATAAACCCATCCAGTGTTGTACTAGCAAGACCATGCTGTGAGCTACCTGTAGAACCTACGTGACTAGCAGGAGCAAAGCCAGTGATAGTTCCACCAAGAGTGAGGCTACCAGAAGTTGTTACAGTACCACTCAGGGTCAAGCCACTTACTGTACCAGTACCAGACACACTTGTAACTGTACCTGTATTAGCAGTAGCGCCAGATGCAATTCCGTCAAGTTTAGTTTTATCAGCGGCGGTCATTACTCCACTTGATGAGGTGGTGGCATTATTCACACTGACGACAGGATTTAGATTATTGTTTGTAACAACAATAGGTGCTGTGCCTGTGACTGAAATTACTGTACCACCACCACCACCACTTGTTGCATCAAGCACACCAGTAGTTGGATTGATAGTTAGATTATTACCAACTTTAATACCACCAAGCACAGTGGCAGAAGCTATTGGCAGAGTGTATCCTGTGCCCTGTGTCTGGAACCGCATGACTGCTGGATTAGCGGGACTGGCTAGCATGGTTAGAGCAAAGGCATTGTTGTTGTTACTTGTAACGCGAGCAATCAGTGTGATCACATCCCCACTGTTATATGCATTGATTAATGGGATTGACATAATAACAGACGACTGGTAGTTAGCAGGAATCTGTAGTGTTACATCTCGGAAGAGATCAGTACCGTTGACCCGCATACCAAACTCAACAACACCAGTACGAGCAGTTGTGTTCTGTAACTCAACGTCAAAAGACAATGTAGCAGAGTTAGCAGCAATGGCTTGTGTCAGTGTAACCGTAAGCCCTAGAGGAACCCACGCCGTAGGAGGTGCAGTATCAGCAGCCTTAATAACGATATTAGCGTCGTGTGTATCTGATACAGTGTACCCCGGTGTAGGTGCTACACCATAACCAAGCTGCGCATTACCAGCCCCATCAATACCAGCCACAACAATAGGAGATCCTGTTTGACCCCCCGGCATGGACATAACCACGTTACCAGATTCTAGTAGAATGTATGGTGAGTTGAGTGTGAGGCCGTCAACAGACTGTATCTGCATCATCTGACCACCATATTCAGTATCAGGCACTACATTAACCTGACCCACACCAGCATTAACAAGCCAGTCAATTGGGCCTGTCATGATGCCGCCAGCAAGTGGTAGGTAAGAACCTGGTACCACGCTGTCTAGCTTAGTCTTATCAGAGGCAGTCAATACCCCAGCAAATGTTGCGGTAGCAGCAGGTATAGTAACCCCTGTACCGTTTGAGTTGTTGATAACACCGGTAGTAGATGTTGGAGAGTAGGTAAGATTAGTTGGAACATTAACCTCTGCCCCTGACTGAATACCATCCAACTTAGTCTTGTCTGCGGCACTCATAGAACCTGCGGCGCTTGTTGTAGCAGCAGTAATACTAATATCTGGTGTGGCTCCACCGGAAGAGTGGATAGGAGCAGTACCAGTCACAGCAGTTAAGCCACCGCCTGTACCACCAGTAACATCCAACACACCAGTAGTGCTATTAATAGA